TCATCGCCGCAGTGCCTGGGTTCATTTCCTGACCCATGGCCTCGGCCGTGGCGATGATTGCGGAGGCAAGCCCGGCGACTTGGGCGTCGTTCATTTCAGAGGTATTCATTGCGCTCTCCCGCTTGGCGCTTGGCCAGGACCATTTGCGCAGCCTGCTCTGCTGCGGAGAGGTTCGCTTCGGTACGCTCCATTTGGCGGGCCGTGGTCCCATTGATGCGCTGACCGGTGACCCATTGGGTGTGATAGCTCTCTGCGTTGGCCAGCAGCTCGTTGAGGCTGTGGCACTTGCGCAGCACGCTGGCATCGCTGGTTTTCAGGAAATGCGCGGCGACGTGGTGGGCGACATCAGCACCAAGGCGGCTGACAAGCTGACCGAGCTGGCCACCGACCTTGGCGTTCCACACTGGCCAAGCGCCGTAGCGTTTGCGGTAAGCCATGGCGTAGTTCGCCCAAGTCTTGAACGTCTTGCAGGACTGGTCTTTGGGGCCGGGCATGTCGGCAGGGATCTCAACCCGCGGCGCCTCGGTTCGATCAACGACCAGCACCAAGCCGCGGGACTGGGCCGGCTTGCCGGTACCGTCCTGCAAATCCTGATTATTGGTTACCTGATTGGTACCCTGATTATTGGTACCCTGATTTGTCGGAGATTTATCCGACCCTGCATCGGATTTTTTTCCGACCTTGCTCGGAGATTTATCCGAGGTAGATCGGATTTTTTTCCGACCATCAAGCGCATCAGAGGTCGGATATTTTTCCGACCCATCCAGTTTGCGGTTCCACTCTTTCGCCTTCTCAGTCAGGCGAATCAGGGTGATGCTCGATGTGCTGGAAAGCTCGATCAGACCGGCATCACGCAAGGCTTTGAGCAGTCGGTAAGCGGTATCCGGTTTGTTGGTGAGAAGCGGCAGCTCTTCAACAATCTTGCTCTTGCTCAGGGCGAAGTATATCCCGGTGCCCGTCTTGATTGGATTGGCCCAGCTCGGGCTCTCGTAGACAAAGGCGAACAGCAGGGCCTGCTGAGAATTCAGCCCCCACTCCAGCGCCTTCACCTGGTTGATCGTGACGGTGTATTGCATGTCAGCCCTTCCCGACCAGTGCGACCAGCTCAAGGAAGCGATCCACGTACCAGTGAGGCTGCGTCTCGCGAGGTGATTGGGGGTTGGTTAGGTTCTTGCCGTAGGTCATGCCCTTGTCGGTCACGCACCAGAAGTCGACCATTTCCTGCTTGGAGTTCTTGCGCTGGAGCTGCTTGAGGAGGCCCTTGGCGGCCAGTGCACGATTGAAAGCGGCGGCGGCGCTGACGATACCGTGATCTTTGATCAGGGCAGTGATGGCCTTGGTCGGCATTGAACTACCGCTCGTTGCGTCTGGCGCAGCGTCGATGGCATAGCCAGGGAGGAACTTGGCGTCGAGGCCGTTGTTTGCGGCGATCTTGGTCAGCATAAGCATCTGACTGGACGGCGCCGGCTTCAGGAGACGAGTAAAGCACTCAAGGATTGCCAGCTCACCGACGACCTTGGTGCCGCTCAGCAGAACCTGCTCGCGGGCGCCATGTTGCTGTTCCAGTTCACGCCAGCGGCGAATCACCTTCATGCGCATTGGCGCGCTGTAGCCGGTGAGCAAGCAGTCGGTATGCTCGCGGTCGAGCAGGTACTGCATCTGCTCCCGGTTGCGGCCGTCCAGATAGATGTCCTCAAAACTGAGTACATCTACTTTCAGGTCTTTCAGCATCGCCACAATGTCGCGCTTCACGTTGTCGTGGCGCTTGCCGGTGACGTTGGCGATCTCACGGGAAGACATCGTGGTCCGCGACACGTTTTCGGAATTAACAAAACGTGTCGCGACATGGTTCGGGGTATTGCTTGAATTGGGTTGGCTCTGCATAATCGGCCTCACTAAGTGTTATCGAATCAGCCGACCTCGACCGTCGGCTTTTTTGTGCCCGTCGGATCCGCATATTTACTAGTGCGGAATGCAAGGGCACCGATTTCCACGCATGCGCGGAAAATCAGGCGGCCTTCACCGACGCATCCATCACGTCCAGGCTCTGCCGAACATGGTTAATTTCTTGGCGGATCATGGATTTCTCGAAAGTGCTGACGTGGTCATCGTCTAGCGCTTGGTGAACTGCGATGGTCAGGTCTGCAACTTCCTTACCGACGTTGATCAGCGACTTGGTCAGTGCCTGTGGCTTGGGTGCGGCCTTAGCGACCAGGTCAAAGCCGAACTCATTGGCCAGAGCCATCAGCGGTCGCATGTCGCCGGTGTGCAACAAGATCCCGAACAGATGCTCCACGGTTAGGTGGTGAGCATCGTTGTCTGGGTTGGCGCGCTGAAGCAGGCCAACGTGCGGAACGCCCATCTTTGCCGCCAGTGCCTTTGCCTCGTTATCCAGAACAGCGCTCTGACAGGCCCGCAGAAAATCTTCCATTCGTAAAACCTCAAATTTGTTTCCGTGGCGCACTGCCAGTGCGTAGGTGAGAATTTGTTCAATCGATCAGCGATACCGCTGCTTTTATGCTGCGGATTTCTTCGGACGTGCAGGAATCGGTCGAAGCTCATTCGCCTCAATCCTGCCGTCACTGAAAATGGTGATCTCAATGCTTCTACCAGACCGAACCATTTGCGAAATCGCGCTCTGGTTCACGCCGAGAGCAGCAGCAAGCGCGGCTTGTGTGCCGTGCTTTTCTAGGTATTTGCTCAAAGGAATTGTTTTCATGGAGTTTCCACGGCTCGTAATCTGTCATGGATAGTAGCAGTGCTGCTTTTTATCAGCAACCAATTACTAGCAGCGCTATTTGCGGAAATATCAGTTCTGCTAATACTCTTGTAGGCATGAAAAAACGTCGCTCCCTAACCTCCGAAGAAGTGGCCGAAAGCACTAGGCTTAAGGCTATTTATGAACAGCGAAAGGCTGCTGCTAAAGCGGCTGGACGCAACCTCACGCAAGCCGATGTTGCCGAGGCGTGCGGATGGTCTGGACAAAGTGCGTTCAGCCAGTACGCAACAGGAAAAGTGCCGCTGAACGTAGAGGCCCTCCTGAAGCTGGCCAAGGCCTTGGACTTCGATGTGAGCGAGGTAAGTCCACGCTTAATGTGGTCCGTGGGACACGAAATAATGCACTCAATGCTCCGGCCAAGTGCCCATCTCTCGGACATCCAGCCCTGGGATGACAACACCCCTCTCGACGATGACGAGGTCTACGTCCCCTTCCTGCGTGAAGTGGAGTTGGCCGCCGGCTCCGGACGATTCGTGATCGAAGAAAGCGACAGCGCCAGGCTTCGGTTCTTCAAGAAAGACCTTCGCCACAACAACGTTCAGTTCAGCAACGCGAAGTGCGTGGTCGTTAGCGGCAATAGCATGCTTCCGGTACTACGCGATGGCGCGACCGTAGGCATCAACGTCGGCAAGAGCTCGCTGGGCGACATCGTCGACGGCGACATGTACGCGATTGCCCATCATGGCCAGCTCCGCGTGAAGCAGCTCTACAGGCTGCCAAGCGGCATCCGACTGCGCAGCTTCAACCGCGATGAGCACCCGGACGAGGACTACACCTTTGCCGAGATCCAGGATCAGCAGATCTCGATCTTGGGGCATGTTTTTTGGTGGGGAATGTTTGCCCGCTGATCACTCGGCACCAAGCCTTTTCGAAGTTCAAGCATTGTTTGCAAGGAGAGCAAAATGCCAGTGGTAACAGTACTAAATGATGAAACCAGGGTAAGCGAAGTTCTCAAGGCTTTAGAGGATCATGGTCTCGTCGTCGTTAATCATCTTTCGAGACCTGGAGGCAGAGAGTTCGCTAACAAGGTTGAGCAGGCCTTGGGGCCTCGCAGCGATGAAGAGCTGCTGGTGCTCCATGAGCTCCGTCTAGTTGTCGATGGTGAGCCTTGGTGGACAAACGTACTTGTGCTACCTCCAGGTCATGTATTCCAACACGAAAAAACTCTTGCGTTAGCTTCTCGGGCATTAAACGCCTCCATCGCCTCCGGATTGAAAGCAAGTTTTCGCTATGCGGAACGTTGAACAAGACCGATTGAAATAGAGGGCGCAAAATGAGCGAGCCCTCTCATTTTATGAGCGCATTTTTTATGCTGGTCTGCCCACTCGCGAAGCAACCGCGCGTTTTTGCGAAGACTCTTGAGGCTCATAGCTTGGGTTCCGGTCGTTGAGATCGCGTTTTTGCGAACTGTCGCCTATCAAACGAGCGTCTGATAATTGTTTGAGCTGTTTTCGCTGGCGAGGGGCAGGTGAGCGATTTGTGCGAAACTGGAAAATCACCGGCGTTTTTTTGGTGGCCCCCTTTGCCAGGGTCATTCAGAAATAGCATACTCACCGCCGGTTAGCGCCAGTTCAACCGCCATAAATAATAAGCTATCTCACTAAGGATTTAAGGGAAATGCAAGGAAGGAAAGCAGGTGAAAAATTCAGCATCTCCTATGACTCTGATGAAGGAGATCTTTCTCAGCACAAAATTAATGCGCGAGAACTAGGCCGAGCTATTGTTGGCGTATCTGATTTGGTCAGTGAAGCTGCTCTCATTTTGAGTAATGGTGGCGCTGACGTCGAACTCAAAGTGACAACTCCTGCGAAAAAAGGCTCGATAATTGTCGACTTCCTTTTAACCTCTACAAGTCCAGAAGTATTGACTGTACTAAAATATCTTGGATTTAGTGCGCTAGGTGGAGCCCCCATCGGAGCCACTTTGATAGAGCTCGTAGCAAAAATAAAAAACCAAACAATCACATCTGTAAAAATTGATGCCGACAACAAAGAGGCTGAAGTTACTGTTGACGGAAAAATTATTAGATGCAATGCCGTAGTGGCAAAACTTGTAAGCAATAAAAAAATTCGCGAATCTTTGCATCAAATAATTCAAGCACCGCTTTCAAACAAACACAATCCTGTATTCAAGGTTATAGATTCCGAAAAGAAAGATATACTTGTTATTGAGGACGGTGAAATCGACGATTTCACACCTCTTCCATCAGGATCTCTCGAAGACATTCATGTAGAACACCAACACATAAACATTAGTTTCGCACAAGTGAATTTTGAATCTTCAAAAGGCTGGAAAATACGCTTCAAAGACGGCATGGAAAAAGCCGCCATTTTAAAAGATGAAAAATTCTTAAAAAGCGTGAAAGAAAATCAGCAAGCGTTCCGCAAAGATGATCTTTACGAAGTAAAACTCGAGATCACCACGACGTCGCGCCCAACTAGATCTACAATCGACTATGTAATTACCGAAGTCACAAACCATTGGGTCGCAAAAGAAAAGAGACTCATATGAGGATATGGGAATGGTACTGAACGAAAATATTGCGTTGTTATTTATATACATCGGAATGATCGTACTGTCCCCATTCGCCTTTAAATTCTTTCGCACTCTAGCGCGATATATTTTCAATAGATTCATCGCCGATGAGATAATTGATATAACGTACATGAAAAATGGATGCGTTGTATCTAGAGTTAGAATTAAGACAAAATCGGATGGATCCACGGTATCAAAGATCAGGAATTCCAGCGGAGGAAAATTGCATGAGTGATGCAGCTAACACCTCCCCCAAGCTAAGCCAGCCGCTGAGCACTGGTGGTTTAACTACTCTTTTAGTCGGGCTTTGCGTTTACCTACCATCTGAACATCAGCAACCTGCAATACTTTGCGCAAGCTTTGCGTCCCCTTTGCTCGTGCATCTAGCATTCAAAATATTCTTGCGTATAAGTGTCGATGGAGAGCTCTTAAAGTATATTGCATCCCTAAACAGAGACTTAAAACGCCAAAGAAAGGAACTAAAACGTAAAAACCTACCAAGCAATCTTCGTGACAGCTTGCAAGAAATGGAGTCTGAAACCGTTATTCTTTTGGCAAGAGCACATCAGGACTACGCATCAGGAAAGCTTAGTTTGAAACCGGTCAAGAATACGGCCCTAGCCTTGGATGGGGAGACATCTTAATCGTTGGGCAGGTGATATTTAACTCTACCTTTTCATAATCGCCCGCTTTCTGCGGGCTTTGTCTATCGCCCCCTTCTTTTTTGTCCAGTTTCTCGAAGAATGGCCCAATGGTACTTTTCGACTAAGCCAAATAAATCTTCAGCCACGAAAACTTTCGCGAAAACTTCTTTCCTATCTGACACTGGTGATTACGGTGTGGCCGCAGTCCAAACGATAAAAACGTCGAACAACTCTAAAAACCTGCACCAGATGGCGATCTTCATTCGTTGGCTATCTCTTGAATTCCCGCGCCCGCCTCTCTTATCGACGTTTACCGATTGGCCTTGTCAAAATATGGCAGGGCTTATACTGTATATAATTACAGTGCAAGCAAGGAGCGCAAAGTGCACCAGTCCTCATTCGAGGCATTTAAACCCAGAAATCCCTATGAGCTCGTCGGTCGGCGAATCCAGCAGCTCATTGCAGCGCCTGCCGTCCAAGAGGAACGAGCTGTCGTCGTAACCAGGAGAAGGACGAAAGCCCCGAGGCGTGGCAGCAGGTCATCCGAGATATTGAGGAAATGGACGGCGCAAGCATCGAGCGCCTGTATGACGGCACCGTCAGAATTGGCTGGCGAATATACAGCGACTGAAAAATAAGCCCGGCCTATGCCGGGCTTTTTCATGCCTACGGAAAATAATATTAGCAGTGCTATTTACTTCAAATAGTAGCACTGCTACTTTAGCTCTCAAGCCAACGCAACACCGGCCCAGCAGCGAAAGCCGCACCGCTCTTTAGCGAAACCTTTGCCGGATCACCACCGGCCCAGATTCAAAGGCAGCGATGAACCGGCCTAAACGGTTCAGAGGGTTGGCAACTGACCCGGGCGTGCAGCGTAAAACGCCAAGAACAGTTATCCAGCGGGAGAACAAGCCGAAAGGCCCGCGGCTGGAAGAACAATTTGGGGGTAGGCCGATGACCGACGCCAGTAGCGGGTCACGGCGGAAAGTTTCACTAATGCACCTGGTGACGGGTGCATTGGGAAAACAACCGGAGCATATCCATGAACAAAGAACAGGTTTACGACGACCAAATCAGCCCGCTCATGCAGCGGATCATCGGCATCTGCAAGGATCAGGGCATCGCAATGGTGGCGAGTTTCGACATTGCCCACGACGGCGAAGGCCCGAACGGCGAGGACTGCTCCAGCCTCGTTTGCAGCACGCTGCTGCCCGACGGCAACGACGAACCAAACCCAGTGTTTGCGCAAGCCAATGCCCTCATCCGTCGTGCCGGCCGACCCGCCCCGATGATGTTCACCACGTCGCATGGCGACGGCTCCAAGACCATGACGGCGATTATCTGAACAACCAGCGCCATGACAGCCTGTCGTTAACTGCCCGATCCTCTCTATGAGAGCGCATCGGTAGTCGCTGTCTGGATGGACCACGGGCCTCCGCTTGCGGGCATGGCAAGGGCGGCAGCGACTACCGATGCGGACGAATCCCCGGCTTATACCGGCCACCTGCACGCAACAAACCAGAGAACGGCGAGCGCCCGCCAAGATGCCGACGGCGCGCATTGAAGGATGACCATCATGAAATAGACCAACGCTTCCTCCGCGTGGCGCACCAAGCCTGAAGGCTGCGCCCAACACCCATACAGGCAGCGGACAGTAGGTCGTCGATGTCACCGCGCATCGGCCGGGTTTCCGGTAGGCCACCCCAGCGCACCAGGACAACTTGATGCTTCAAACCCAGGCCGTCGCCAGCAGCGGGCTTGGGCACCCTTCCCGACACCACCCGCATGCACTCCCCTCCGCGCCCAACGGCAACCAGCGGAGCGGATGAGTGCAGCCGAGTTTTGTTGGATCAACCACAGAGGTATTCGCGATGCGCCCGGTAATGACTCGAATCGGCAATTCCCGCTCCGGCTTCAAGAGCGCTGGTAAAGCGCTGTTCCATCACTGGGGTGTAGACACGATTGAAGCTGATACCGGCTTTGGAAACTACACCGTGGCGGTCGTCGAGTATCCGGACGGCCGTGTCGACATTTTT